AGCAGGTTCGGGCGGATGAGGCTGCCGCCGATATGGCCAAGCGGTACGCGTCCGTCAAGGTCACCAGCGAGCCCGCGATTTACCGTTCCGGTGCGGGCGGCAAGTCGTATTTCCGGGACCTACACCATCCCCGCAACAAGGGTGACCGGGACGCTGCGGACCGGCTGATCCGGAACGACAAGGGCCGTGCCGCTGAGCAGCGAGCCCTTACCACCGTGAATGGCGCTGGTGGCGAGTTTGTTCCGCCCCTGTGGCTTGAGGAGCAGTTTGTTCGGCTCGCGCGTCCGGGTCGAATCACGTCGAACCTGATTCCCAACCAGCCGCTTCCGGCCGGTACCGATTCCATCAACATCCCCAAGGTCAACACCGGCACTGCCGTGGGTGTTCAGACCACGCAGAACACCGGCGTCACTAACCAGGACCTGACGACCGGCAGCGTCTCCAGCGGCATCACGACCATTGCCGGTGGCCAGACGGTTTCTCTCCAGCTTCTGGAGCAGTCCCCGCTAAACATTGACGACGTGATCCTGTCGGATCTCGCTGCCGCCTACGCCGTTCAGTACAACAGTCTCGTGCTTTCGGGTTCCGGCTCTGCGGGTCAGCCGACCGGCATGCTGACCCTTGCCGGTACCAACTCCGTGGCATTCACCAGCGCTTCGCCGACCCTTGGCGGCACTGGCGCGAATGCGCTCTACCCGAAGCTGGCTAACGCCATTTCGCAGATTCACACCAAGCGGTACCTCCCGCCGGAGGTTATCGTCATGCACCCGGTCCGCTGGGCTTGGATGCTGACTCAGTCCGACAGCTCGAACCGTCCGCTTGTCACCCCGCGTGCGGGCGCATTCAACGCGCTGGGCGTTGCGGGTGAGGTTGCCTCGCAGGGTCTGGTGGGCGAAATGCTCGGTCTGCCGGTCTACGTGGACGCCACCATTCCGACCAACGGCGGCGCTGGCACCAACCAGGACACCATCATCATCGCGCGTCTGAGCGACCTAATGCAGTGGGAGTCCAACGTTCGCGCTGAGGCTTTCCAGCAGACGTACGCCAACCAGATGAGCGTTTTCATCCGGATGTACAACTACATGTCTTTCCAGGCTGGTCGTTACCCGGCGTCCATCTCGACCGTCACCGGTACTGGTCTAGCCAACGCTGCCGGTTCGTTCTAATCCGCAGCTAGGTAAAGGGGCGGGGGCAATTGCTCCCGCCCCACCATGGCCGGTACCGCTAAGGGGGTCCGTTGGCTACTCAGGTTCTCTACTTCCAAGGGCAAGACGTTGGGCTCACAGCGACCGCCCTAGACGACTCAGGGAATCCCGCTACGGGGTCTCTGACGGTCTCTCTTACGGTCACCGACCCCAACGGCGTGGTGACCCATCCCACGGCGGCTACGGGGCCCTCAGGGGCTCTCTCGGGGGTCGTCCCGTCCGTCGGCGTGGCTGGCGTCTGGCTCGTCCGCTGGACTGCCACCGGTACCGGCGTTGGCTGGGCCTACGAAGATCAGTTCACCGTTCGCCCGACGGGCGTTGAGCAATTCGTAGACCTGGTGTCGGTTAAGAAGCATCTCAACCTTCCGCTGAATGACACCCGGCAGGACGACGAACTACAGAATTTCATCCTCGCGGCTGCCGATCTGGCGCGCGACGCATGCGGCCCGTTCCTGCCGGAGACTCGGACGCAGTTTTTTGACGGGGGAGTGTCCATCATTTCCCCGGATTGGCTGCCGGTCTCCAAGGTGCTGAGCTGCACGGAGTATTACGGCCTTTCGGCGTACGTGTTGAACGAAGAGCCGCTAGGTGCGCAGACGGACGCATTCGCGTTCACCGTGGACTACAGCACGGGCACCATCATGCGCCGGACCTTTGGCGGAGAGTCCGCCACGTTCGCCTATGGCACGAAGAACATCAAACTTGTCTACACGGCTGGGCGTTCGGGGCAGATTCCCTACACGGTGCGTCTCGGCGCGCTCGAACTGATCCGGCATCTATGGCAGCAGACGCAGCAGGGCGGACGGCCCAAGTTCGGCGGTGCTGGCTTGGACGGAGATTCAGCGGGCACCCCGATGGGCTTTGCGCTGCCTAGCCGTGTCGTTGAACTTTGGTCGCCTTTCCGGCGCCCACCGGGGATTGCCTAATGACCATTCCAACATCTTCCGCGCCGGTAGTCCGGCAGTACCTCTACGACGCGTTCACGGCCCAACTGACACCGGACCCGGTGAACACTGGCGCAAGCCTACTGGTGTGCTTTGACGCACCCGGACCGGCGCAGCCCGACGACATTGTGTCCATCGGCAAGACCGTCAACCAGATTGGCGTCATGGCGCTGGTCGGTGGTGGGGGCGCCGGTTGGCTAGATGAGCGCTACACGGTTGAAATCACTGTTGAGGTGTACCGGGGCGGGGACGACGCCCAAGCGGCTTACGCTCGCTGTTCTGCCCTCTGTGACGCCACGATTGCGGCCATTCGGGCGGACATATCGCTTGGCGGTCACGTGCTGCAAGCCCGCCCGCACTCCGTCTCTATCGACGTTGAGGACGAAGACTCCCACATGGGCCGACGCGCCACGGGGCTTGTCGAGATTGAGTGCTTTAACCGCATCTAGGCACCTACCAGCTCTGGTAGGTGGTCAGGAGTGACCGTGATTCTTTGCACCTACACGGGCGAGGGTGACCGCTATTACCCCTCGCTCGGTCTGCACGCGATGCCCGGCCTTGTGGTCGATCTTCCCGCGCTGCCCACAGATGGCCGCTGGGAGGAAACCCCCGGTGCTGCCCCGTCCGTTCCCGAAGTTCTACCGCTAGAGGGGTAATCCATGGCTATTCGGCCCACCGCTCAGACCACAATGGGTATCGCAAAGGAGACCGTTTTTGGTACTCCCGTAGCGGCCACCAACTTCCTGCCGATCAGCCCCCCGACGCCCAAGGACGTTATCAAGCTCGCGCAGGACAAGGGTCTACGCGGCAGCATGACCGATGTGTACGGTGAGATTCAGCTCACCAAGCACAGTACTTTTGACTTCGGCGGCGACGTTTACGCCGATACGTTCGGCTTCCTGCTGACCGGCATTCTTGGCGACCTAGTCACCACGGGTGCGAGTGCCCCGTACAGTCACGCAATCGCGCTGTACAACGGCACCGACGGTCAGACTCCGTCCTACACGATTACCGACGCGTACAGCGTCAATACGCGGCAGTACCCGGGCTCGAAGTTCTCCGACGTTGATATCAAGTTCAGCGCGGATGGGCTGCTGACCTACACGGCTAAGACTGTCGCGCTGCCGTCCGTGACCACCACGGCCCCCACGGCGTCGTTCACCAACGTGGCTCCGCTCGCTTCGTGGACTGGCTCAGTCACCATTGGTGGCGTGGCCAACATGAGTGTCCTGGACGGCAATATCCAGATTAAGCGCCCGGTCTCGGTCGTTGACACGGTGGACGGTTCCCAGTCCCCGCACGCGCTATGGTCCGGCCCCGTTTCGGTCTCCGGCAAGCTGACCCTTGTCATGGAAGATGAGACGCAGCTAACCAGCTACCTGACGAACAACCAGCCCAGCCTAGACGTGACTTTCACGACCGGCGCGGGTGCGGCTCTCCAGTCCGTCAAGCTCCACATGACGCAGGTGGCCTACCAGAACGCCGATATTTCGCGCGGCAAGGATTACGTCGAACTGCCCATTTCGTTCACGGCCGTAGCGAACACTACCGACATTGGCGCTTCGGGTGGTTATTCCCCGATTAAGTGCACTCTCCAGAACGCCATTACCTCAGGGACGTACAAGTAATGACTCAGCATGTGACTCTTCCCTCCGGCGCGACCGCTGACCTGCGGGACGCTGTGGACGTGACCGAGCGTCAGCGTCGGCCTATCAAGCGAATTCAGGCGCAGCTAGCGGCGCTTCCGGCGTTCGTCTCTGCCGTGCGTGAGGCTGAGGCAGCGCAGAAGGTTGCGGGTGGTGAGCTGACCCCCGATCAGCAGCTAGCCATTGCGGGCGGCATGGGTGAGGCGTTCGACCTACTAGAGGAGCTGAACGACCACCTGATCTTCGCTGTCGTGCGGGGCTGGTCGTACACCTTTGCGGTCTCCGCTGACGCAGCGCAGGATCTTCCGGGCCGTGACCTTGATGCACTGCGCGAGGTTTGCGCGCCGTTCCTCAAGGAACTCATGCCGAACTTTGAGCCGACCCCGGACCCGAATTCCCCTACCGTGCCCTCCGTCGCCTAAGCCAGCAACTAGAGGGGACTTTCAGCCACGACCCCGAAAAGTTGCCCCTTGAGGAATACCGGACGTGGCGACTTTGCACACTGCTGCATTGCCGCCCGTCCGACCTTGAGGATCAATCGGCCGTTGAGCTGGATTGGCTATTGGCCGTTGACGACGCGGTAGCACAGGCCAGAAAGAACAAGGAAGAGGCGGCGCAGAATGGCTGACTTCCTGGGCGGGGTGACGCATAGCGCTGACCTAGCGCGCGCTGAGCTGACCGCCATGCAAAAGCGAGTTGACCGCGCCACCATTGTGGCCGTTAAGCGCGTGCAGACGGTCACCAAGACTGCCGTTAAGGGGCAGATGCGTGGCCGTCCCCGCTGGAATCACCGTGGCAAGTCCGCGCGCACTGGCGACAAGGTCACCCTGCCCGACCTGCCGCGTAACAGCCCCCGATCGGGCGGGCCCGGCAAGATGACCGGTGCCCTGATTCAGTCAATCAAGGCGAGCAAGCGACCGCGCAAGCTACCGGCTGGGTACAGCGGAGTTGTGTGGTCCGGCGGGGTGGGCTCTTCCACGAATCTCTATAAGGCCAAGGTCGAGAAGACCGCGCCGTATTTCAAGCCCGGCATCGACAAGGCCACGCCGAAAATGGCCGCCGTCTGGGAAGTCGCTTGGGGCAAGGCAATCAACAAGTAGCACCTACCAGAGCTGGTAGGTGGTCAGAAGGGGAGGGTAACCCGTGGCCAACCTGCCTCCCGTGTTTATCGAGTTCATCGGTAGTTACGCGGGGCTCAAGCGAACTGTTTCCGGCGTCAAGACCGAGCTTGCCGAAGTTGAATCGACCGGCGGCGGCAGCATGGCCAAGCTTGGCGCTGTCTCGCAGGCTGCCCTACTCGGCATCGGCGTTGCCGCTGGCGCTGCTGCCATAGCAACCGTGCACATGGCGGCTGATTTCCAAACGCAGATGACCCGCGTGCAGACCGGTGCGGGTGAGGCCGCTTCCAATATGAAGATGGTGGGGAACGGGGTTCTCACCATGGCCGGGCAGGTGGGGCAGTCCACCGAACAGCTAACCTCCGGCCTATACACGGTCGAGAGCGCCGGATACCACGGCGCTGACGCGCTCAATGTCCTCAAGGTATCCGCTATGGGTGCCAAGGTGGGCGCGGCTGATCTAGCCCCCGTTACGGACGCCGTGACCACAGCGCTGAACGCCTATTCGCTAAAGGCCAGCGACGCAACCGGCGTGATGAACGCGCTGGTGGCCACTGAGGCAGCGGGCAAAACCAACATGGAAGCTCTCGCGGGCTCTATGTCCAGCATCCTGCCGGTTGCCAGCGCGGCTCACGTTGGGCTAAATGAAGTCATGGGCGCCATGGCCACCATGACCGCTCAGGGCACCTCTGCGGACGTTGCGGCCACCTACCTACGGCAGACTATCGGCCAGCTCTCCAACCCCTCTGCAAAGGCCGCACAAGAGATGCGGGGGCTAGGGCTCGACTCGGTGCAGGTGGCGCAGAATCTAGGCAAGAACGGCCTTGCGTCCACGCTGACCGAGCTTACCGACGCAATCCAGAACAAGATGGGTCCGGCCGGTACGGTCGTAATCGAGACCCTGCGCAAGGCTTCCAGCAACACCACGGAATACCAAAAGGCGCTAGCGAACCTCAAGCCCGCTGAGCAGACGTACATTGGCGCGCTGGCCACCATGGTTGGCGGCACTAAGTCCATGATGGGTGCGTTGCAGCTTACCGGGCCGCACATGCAGACGTTCCAGGACAACGTCAAGGGGATTTCCGAGCACGTCAAGAATGGCGGAAACGCTGTTGAGGGCTGGAAGGAAGTTCAGGGCACGTTCAATCAGAAGATGGCCGAAGCCAAGGGCAGTATCCAGGCGATCGGCATTCAGATTGGGCAGGCACTCCTACCGGCCGCAACCAAGATGATTGAGGTGTTCTCGAAGGCGGTCACGTGGCTGACGAAGCATCACAGCGCGGCCATTGCTCTGGGCGCGGCTATCGGCGGCATCCTGGTAATCGGCCTAGTAGCCGCCACCGTTGCGGCGTGGAACTTCACTGCCGCGCTGCTAGCCAACCCGGTGGTCTGGATCATCATTGGCATCATGGCCTTGGTGGCTGCAATCGTGCTTCTCGCGATGCACTGGAAGCAGGTATGGAAGTGGATTAAGGATATCGCCAGCGATGTGGGGCAATGGCTGGTCGGTGCCTGGCACTGGATTGCCGACGAAACCTCAAGCGCGTGGGGGGCAATCGTCGGGTGGATTGTGGACGCGTGGCACTCCGTAGAGGACTTCTTTTCGGATGCCTGGCACGCTGTCGCTGATCCCATCGTAAACGCGTGGCGCTGGGTAAAGCTGGTCACGGAACTAGCTTGGGCGGAGCTGCACAAGACCGTCACCGACGCGTGGCACTCCGTTGAGCGATTCTTTGTGTCGGCCTGGCACGCTGTCGCTGATCCGATCGTTGGGGCGTGGCACTGGATTGAGCACACCACGGCGGCAGTGTGGAACGGCATAGCGGGATTCTTCGCGAAGTGGTGGCCGCTACTGCTGCTTATCTTCGCCACCCCGATTGCCATTCTCATGGCCCTCTGGAACCACTGCCACACGGCAATTGAGAACACAGCGAAGACGGTTTGGAATGCCATTTCTGGATTCTTCGTCGGGGTCTGGCACGAGATTGCCTCGCTGGCATCTGCCGCTTGGGGGCTAATCGGCAAGTACATCATTGACCCGAGCGTGCAGATCTGGCAGTTCCTGGTTGGCCTCTGGAATGGGGCCGTGTCGTGGCTTTCGGGCCTGTGGCATGGAATCGCCGACGTGGCGTCATCCGTCTGGAAGTGGATAGGCGATCAGGCGGCATCGGCGTGGAATTTGGTGGTTCAGTACATCATCATGCCGCTAGAGGAAATGTGGACCGAGCTACAGCACATTTGGAATGTGGCGGCTAGGTGGCTGTCTTCCGCGTGGGACGGGATCGCTTCGGCGGCATCGTGGGTTTGGAAGGAAATCCTGCGGTACATCGTTGACCCGCTCAACGAAGCCGTTCAGTGGGTCGGCAACCTGGTGGGCAACATCGGAACGTCCCTATGGAACGGCCTAGTTGGTGCCTGGCACACGATTGAGCACGTGGGGGATTGGTTCCTGAGCATCGGCTCAAGCATCGTTGAGGGCATTATCAAGGGCGTTGAGGGTGGCGCATCCTCGCTGTTCAAGTCCCTCAAGGGTCTGGCCAATGACGCGCTGAACTCTGCAAAGTCCTTCCTAGGCATCAACTCCCCGTCCCGCGTGTTTGCGGCAGAAGTCGGCCAGTGGATTCCCCACGGAATCGCTGCCGGTATCGACCAGCACGCCGGGGTTGCGACTAAGGCCGCTGCCAACATGGCGGGCGGGACGCTCGGTCAGTTCGCCAGCGTCGGGGGCGCAGAGCCCGCATTCGCTGGTGGCTCCGTCGGAAACGTCGGGAGTGCCAGCGCGGCCCCGGTGACGGTCATTAACGTGACGGTCTCCGGCAGCGTCGTTGCGGAGCGGGACCTAACCGGCACGATTCAAAAGGTTATGGCGCAGAACGGTGCGCGTAACTCGTCCACTTACGCGCCGTTCCGTCGCTAAGTCAGAGGGGGCCACCTACCAGCTCTGGTAGGTGGTCCCTGCCCCGGGAGCAAACATGGCACTAAACAGTAACTGGCCCGTATTCGAAACCGCGTGGGGCGCTGGTTGGAACGCCGGTAACGGCACACTCCAGCAAGACCGGTACGTTGAGGTGACGGGCCGCACCGTTGGCACCGTGGCCACAGCGCGCGGGCGGCAGTACGAGCTAGACCTAGTTCAGGCGGGCACGGCGTCCGCTGTCCTCAGCAACACTGACGGGGCACTCGACCCCGTGAACGCTGCTGGCCCTTGGGCGGGCCACATTGCCCCCTACCAGCCGTTCCGCATGCGTGCGCAGTACCCGCCTACTCAGAACCTCTTGACGCAGGTTCAGGCGACCGGTGGCGACCTTGGCGGCTATCCGCTGAACACCGGCATTTCGTCCATCGGGCAGGACTTGAGTATCTACTCAACCACCGATAGCAACCACATGTTCGTTTCCAGCGGAAGCGCCTTTCAGGGCTCGACCGTAATTCAGGTCAACGTGGCTGCAAGTGCACCGATTTCCCCGCAGCAGAACGCGCGCATTCTCTACACCCCTCAGTCCGCCGTGACGCCCGGCCAGACGTACACCATGCAGATTCAGGTACGGAACGTCACGCCGGGCACTAGCGTTCAGGTTCTGCCGTTCATTGCCTGGTATGACTCCACGCTGCTGCCCCAGAATGCAACATGGGTCAAGTGGGGCACCCAAACGCTAACCGGCTCGACCACGGCGGCATGGACGGGGGAAGTCGTCACGGCGACCGCTCCGGCCAACGCGTACGGGATGATGCACGGGATCATGTTGGCGGCTGTGCCCTCTGCCACGTGCAACATTCAGGCTGACGGGTGGCAGCTCGAAAAGGCGGCCACGGCAACCCCGTTCACCGTTCCGGGAATTACCTACCCGCTCTACGGCGGATTCGTTGAACGCTGGCCGTCCAAGTGGGACAAGGGCGGCACGTACGGCGTGGTTTCGCCCACGGCCGTGGACGCTTTCGCGCTGTTGTCTCAGCGGCAGTTGCGCGACCCGCTTACCGAAGAGATCTACTCGCGCAGCCCGCGATTTCTCTACACGCTCGGCGACCCGCAGAACGTCAGCTCATTCGTGGATGCCACCGGCAACAACGCACCGGCACCAATTGCGGTCTCCAAGTACGGCGCTGGCTCGCTGACTTCCGGCAACCAGATCACAGCGACCGACCCCGTAAACGGCGTCTACACGGGCGGGTCCGGAACCGTTGTATCTGTCAGCAATCAGTACCCGGGCACCAACAACATCGGAACCGCTACGTACATCAGCCTCAGTTCGGCGGGCGTGACAGGTCCGGCCAACGTCGGTGGTTCCTGGTCACGCATGATCGCCTTCCGGTATACCGGTCCCGCACCGACCAGCGGAAACAGCGCCACCATTTGGTCAAGCATGGGCAGTAACGGCGCCTACGGATCTAAGCTAATCGTGCAGATCACTGACCAGTCAAAGCCGCTAGTTCTGTTTCAGGGGCCGGGTGGTGGCGGTTCCGGCTACTACGCGGGTGGCGCTACCAACGTGGTTGACGGCAACTGGCACATGCTTACGTTCGGGTACAACGCCAGTACGGCACAGATTTTCGTCTCTCAGGACGGCAACACTGTGGCGTACTACGGCAGTATCCCGACTTCATTGGTTCCCACCGGCATGACCTCGGACTGTATTGGGGCTTATGTTGACGTGAGCGTTGGAAACGGGACGACGTTCGCCTATCAGGGGGATATTGCCTTTGCCGCTGAGTTCCCGTCGTTTATCGACAGCACCGCAATAGCGAACATATACAAGGCATGGAAGAACTCATTTTCGGGTGACTCCTCAGATGCTCGGTACTCGCGCATTCTCAACTGGGCCGGATTCCAGGGGCAGACCGACATTGGCACCGGGCAGACCCGCAGCATGGGACCGGCCAGCGTTGGCGGGCAGGATGCACTCAGCGCGCTGTCAGCGGTAGTCGAGACCGAGGCGGGGACGCACTACGTAAACCGCAAGGGCCTGGTCACCTTCCGGGGCCGTGGTGCCCGGTACAACAACAGCGTGCCGGTCTACACCTTTGGCGAGCGGACGGACCTTGGCGAGTGGCCGTATGAGGAAGTAGAACTTGACTACGACTCAACGCACTTGGCCAATGCTGTCACGGTCACGCAGGCTTCCACGTCGCAGAAGTTTGCGGCGCAGGACACCACGTCTCAGGGGAACTACTTCCCGCGCACCATGTCCCGAACTATCAACAGCACCAACAGCCTTGAGTGTGCCGACGCTGCCAACTACCTTGTCAGCCGGTACAAGAACCCGCTAACGCGCGTGCAGGCGCTCAAGCTCCACCCGTCGGCCAATCCGGCGCTGTGGGCCGTCTGCCTGAACCTTGAGTTGAACACTCGCGTTCGGATCATGCGACGGCCGTTCGGCGCCCCGCCTATCCAGGTGGACGCGTTCGTTGAGCATATCCAGTGGGACCTAGACGACCAGAACGAAGCATGGGTGACGCTGGAATGCAGCCCGGTGGACTTGACCCCCTACGGGCTGTTCTCGTCTTTTCGCTCGACCATCTACGGCGCGGCACAGCCGGTAGGAACATACGGCTTCCCGGTCGGCCCAATGAACGGCGACAATTCGCAGGCTCTCGCTGCGGTCATTGGTCACGGCCAGCAGATCGTCATTGAGCCTGGCACGGCGAACGCTGAGGTCTTCACGGTGGACAAGATTACGGCGACTACACCCGGAAGTTGGTCCTACGGAAACCTCGTAACGACCACACCGTCCACAAAGTCGCATCCTGCTGGGTCCGTCGTCTGTGAGGTTCTGCCAACCGGCGTGACCGACCCGACCAAGTACGACGCAAGCGCCAAGTTCGACAGCGCAGCATTCTCCTACTAGCAACCGGGCACGGCGGACCACCTACCAGAGCTGGTAAGTGCTCCGCTGTGCCCCTGTGAGGGACCATGACCAACCTACCCGTTCCCACTCCGGCATCCGAGGTGCCGGGCAACTTCATTACCGGCGCGCTGTGGAACGCGAACGTCTACAACGGCCTTACGTTCATGCTCAACCCCCCGTTGTTCGTCGGCTATCAGGCGTCGTCTCAATCTCTGGGTAACACGCAATGGGTCGCGCTTGCCATGGACGCCACGGCCGTTGACACCTACGGCGGGCACAGCAACGTCACGAATAACACTCGATACACAGCACAGGTTGCCGGGTGGTACACCGTCTGCGGCTGCTACGCGATTTCCGCCGGTAACAGCGGCGCCGGATTCCGCGCCGTAAGGATTCTGGTCAACGGGGCTGCCGTCCTTGGCCACGCTTCGTACCTGCCGCCTAACGGCGGCTCTGAAACCGGTGTGGTCACCCCGACGCGTGACGTGTACCTCAACGTTGGAGACTACGTAGAGGTGTGCGGGTGGCAGAGCACGGGCGGAAGTTGGGGAACATCCGTCGGCACCGACATTCGCTCAATGCTCTACGTCCGCTACTCGCACGCATAAACCCTAAGGAATCTCGCATGTCCCTATTCGGCGTGGACGTCTCCAGCTACCAGCCGTCCGATTTCGACGTGTCCGGACTCTCGTTCGCCTTTGTCAAGGCCACCGAGTCCAGCGACTACGTAAACCCGAAGTACCACGCGCAGCTAGCAACCGCCCGCGATGCCGGGCTAGTTGTCGGGCACTACCACTTTGCCCACCCGGGCAACGTTGACGCACAGGTACAGCACTTCCTACTTGCCGCCGATATCCGCCCCGGCGAGCTGGTCGCCTATGACTGGGAGGCTTCCGGCGTCACTGAGGCTGACCGAGACGCGTGGATTCGCGCTGTCAAGGCTCACCTGCCCAGCAACAAGGTTGTGCTGTACTGCAACCGGGACTTTTGGCGGAACGTGGACACGGAGAACGGCGGACCGGCGGACAGCCTGTGGATTGCCGACCCGAACGCCCCCGCCGGACGCCCGAACATCTCCCACCCGTGGCGGTTTCACCAGTATTCGTGGACCGGTGGCATTGATCGGGACGTGGCCAACTTCGGCAGCGTGGGCGAGCTTCGCGCGTGGGCCGTTCCCGCTGTGGCCGCTCCGGTGCCGGTTCCGGCGCTTCCGCGCGTCAGCCTGGCCAACCTGGTGGACGCTGCACGGCGCGACCCGGGCGCAGCGCAGGGATACGCGTCCCACCCGGACGACGTGCGACCCGTTGAGGCTGCCCTACGGCAGGAAGGGCTACTAGCCGCTCAGTGGGCGTCTGACGGTTCTTTCGGTTCGTCGTCCGTCGCTGCCTACGGGGAGTGGCAGCGTCGTTGTGGCTACAGCGGAGCGGCTGCCAACGGCATTCCCGGTCACGGTTCGCTTGTCCGCCTAGGTGCCAAGTACGGATTTGAGGTAGTCGCGTAATGGCCGAAGACCCCCTAGGAGTTACCATCGGCGCGCGCGAGATTTACGACGCCGTGCTAGGCGTGCGCGAAGACGTGCGTTCCCTCAAGCAGGACAACGCCAGCGTTAACGAGACGCTAGACGACCACGAAGACCGCATCCGGAGTATTGAGCGCTGGAAGTACGGCGTTCCCGTGGCCACCCTGTCCGGGCTGGTCGCTACCGGCGCAGCGCTGTACTCCGCCATTAAGTAAAGGAATTGGCTGCTCTCTAGATGGTTTGGATACTGCAATCCTGGCCACAAATATGGCCGAACCTGGTTGCGTCGGTGCTGTGGTCACTCCCAACGTGGGCATGGCACCACCGCCGAATCCGGCGACTAATCGCGCGTGAACTTCACGCACTCACCGTTAAGGAATCCGAATGACGATCGGCCCCATTTCCGGCAAGGTCACCGCTTCCACCGTGGCCGCTTCGGCTACCACGCTGGTCTGTTCCATCCTGGCTCCGCACGTCTTTCACGGGCAGGTAACCCCGGACATTCAGGGGCTTATCGAGACCGTGATCACTGCGGGCATCACCTTTGCCAGCGGCTACGCGGCCCGTCACGGCATCGTGTCCGTGGTGGAAAAGGACGTTGCGAAGCTCGCAGCGGCCCCCGTGCTCAAGGCCGTTGAGGCTGTCGCGCTCACCCCTGCGGGCCCGGCGTCGGCCAGTGCCCCGGTTCCGCCGATCGGCGGCTAAGCACCTACCAGCTCTGGTAGGTGGTCGGTAGTGACGTGAGGGAGAGAGCATGGCACACCAGAACATCGCACTCATGGGGCGGGCGCGTAGCGGGAAAGACACCGTTGCCGCCCGCCTTGTGGGGCACCACAACTACTCGCGCGTGGCATTCGCTGACGTGCTCAAGGATATGGCGCTGTCGGTCAATCCGCGCGTTGCCGCTGGTGGTGGAACACTACGGCTTCGGTTGCTGATCGGCGCGGGAGGGTGGGAGGAGGCGAAGTCGTTCCCGGAAGTCCGGGGGTTCCTGCAAGACTTGGGCCAGTCCATCCGCGACGTGGACCCGAACTTCTGGCTACGGCTCGCGCTGGACCGGGTGGACTCGATCGCTGGCCCCGTGGTGGTCACTGACGTGAGGTACCCCAACGAGTACGCGGCGCTGCAACGGCGCGGATTCCGCATGGTGCGCGTGTTCCGCCCGAACATCTGCCAACAGTTCGCCGGGCTGCACGAGAGCGAGACGGCCCTAGACGACTACACGAGTGAGATCCTGCTGAACGCCGGTTCCCTGCAAGACCTTGAGACCAGGGCTGACGCGCTGATCTGACACTGAGCCCCCTACTGCCCTAACCGGCGGTAGGGGGCTTTCTGCTGTTCACCTACCAGCTCTGGTAGGTGACGACACGCCGCTGACCAGCAAGTTTGACCTGACACCCCGACAGGTCTAGTGTTGCCCTCATCAGCACGGCAATGGGCCGGGCGAGGCAGGGGAGTGGACATGGCAGCCAAGACCGTTTACTACGCGCCGAACGGCGACACTCGCACCACGGCGCGCGAGTACACGCACGCTGTCATCGCGACCCGCAAGGATGAGCCGACCAAGCTGCCCGGTGCTATCGCGTTCAGCGGCTCGGAGGCACTTGCCGTCAAGGCTGCCGCTGACTTCGCAAAGCGCGGGTGGACGGTCACTGTTGAGCCCGTCAGCACCGAGAAGCCCAGCGCGGAGAGCGTGACGGAGTGGGTGCAGAAGCACGCAAGTCGCGAAGCCCTTGAGGCCGTCGCAAGCAACAAGGAAGAGGCCGAAATGCCCGCAAAGCAGACGGCCGCCGAAACGACTGCCCGCGCCGCTGCCTTTGAAAAGGGCCGTGCGCTCGGTATGGACCACGCAGAAGCGTACGACTACGCCGCTTCGGTAGTCGCACACAACAAGGGAGAGACCGAAATGGTTGCAAAGAAGACCGCTGAGACGACCCCGGACGCCACCCCGGAGCAGATCCGGGAGGACTTTGACGCGCTGCTTGAGCGGCTGACCGCCGTAGCCATCTCCGGGGACACGGAAGGCGTGGACACCCTCAAGGGAGAGGGTGAGGCGCTGGTAGGCAAGCTGCCGACCAAGGACCGGACCAAGCTCCGGGCTCAGCTCCGCAAGGCCGCTGAGGCTAAGCCGACCGCTCCGGCCACCACGGAGGTTGCCGTAGTCGAGACTGCCGACTACACCAAGGTTGCCGGGCTTTCTGAGCTGGTCACCATGGGTGCGGACAAGGTCCGTGAGGGAATCAAGCTTGCCCAGAAGGCCAGCACCACGGCGCGCGACGTGGCTACGGTCATGCTTGACATGCGGCTCCGCATCACCAACAAGCAGGGCGTTCCGGACCTCAAGTGCGCGAGCCACGAAGCCAAGCGCGCAGCGTCGGACATGTACAAGGCAGCGTCTGAGGCCATGGAAGGGGACGACGCACACCGTGAGCTGACGCTCAAGGCTCTTCAGCGGGCCGTCAACTACCAGATGAGTGACGTTGTCGTGCGCTACGTTGAGGCGCTGGACAACTCGCCGGAGGAACTGCCGCACTTCGCTAAGGTGCTGGCCGCAAACCCGGAGATGAGCCCGACTGAGGCTGTCCGGGTGTTCTACAAGATCTCCGACAAGTCGGCTATCGACAAGGACCGCGAGAAGAACGAACTCCAGCGCAAGGCTGCTGCCGCCATTGAGGCGGGAGAGGGCGGAGAGGGTGGCGGAGAGGGCGGAGAGGGCGCCGGAGAGGGTGCGTCCGAGCTTGAGAAGCTGATTGCCCTGCTGGACAAGGCAGAAAAGGCCATTGCCAGCGCCGTAAAGGGTGCGGGCAAGGTCAGCGACGAAGACAAGGCGGCAGTGAAGGAGCGACTGTCCGACCTGTTGGACGCTGGCGCGCTGGGCAAGGCCAAGCTGTAAGACCCCACCGGGCCCCCGTTCTGCCGCTGAGGTAGGGCGGGGGCCCGTTGCATGTGCGGGAAGCCCCCTAGCCGCCCCGTAGCGGCGCTCTCAGCCCCTGTCTGGCCCACCGGCCCGGCGGGGGCTTTTGCGTGCCCTGGTGACCCCTTGCAGGGCTTCGGCCCCTCAGCGGGCAGGGAGCGTGACGCTGTGACGGTTTGATAGCTGTTTCTGGTATCCCAATGAAAATCCACAAGGAAAGCCAAAACACCCCTTCGAACGTCACTCCGTCACCGGGAATTCGTTGCTCTCTCTCAAGTCCGTAAGCATCCCCACGGAGAGAGGGTCAGCAATGACCAGCGTTCGCACTATCCAGCGCGGCGGCAGCCGGTTCTACGTCCACCCGGACGCCCCGGAAATCAAGGTGCCCGGCGTCACCAGCGTTGTGGGCATGCTGCCCAAGCCGTTCCTGCAATTCTGGAATGCCAAGATGGTGGCGGAACTTGCGGTTGACTCGCTGCCGTTCGTCGCGCAGATGGCTGAGCGGGACCGGTCCGGCGCCGTGGACTACCTCAAGGGGGCCGCACGGCGCTACACCAAGATTCGCGCCGAAATCGGCAGCGCGGCACACGACCTTTTCGAGCGGATGATCCGTGGTGAGTTCGTCGGCCACGTCCACCCGGACCTGATTCCGTACCGCGACCATTTCGCCGATTTCCTCGCTGCCGTCAACCCTGAGCTTGTCGGGGCTGAGGATGTGGCGTGGAGCGACGCGCACGAGTATGCCGGTAGCTTTGACGCGATTCTGCGCGTCTGGCTTGACGAAGAGGGCAATCCGACCCCGGACCGTTCCGGCGATCCTGTCCTGTTGATCGTGGACTGGAAGACCAGCAAGGACACCTACCCGGACGTTGCGCTACAGATGAGCGCGTACGCTCACGCTGACCGCATCATCTCGCCGGACGGAACTTCCCGCCCCATGCCGGAGTTTGACGGAGCTGCCGTGCTCCACATCACCCCGGATCAGTGGGCTTTCAAGCCCGTGCGCATCGACCCGGAGATTTTCGATTTCTTCCTGACGCTCCGCAAGGTCTTCACGTGGGACCGGGACGTGTCCAAGACCGTCATCGGGCGCGCAATCGCCAAGTCTGCCGCCAAGCTGGTGACCGGCACGCAGCGACGGGGGAAGTAGTGGCACGCCAGATGGCACAGGACAGTGAGCACGTCTACCGCGCTGTGGTCAGCGTGGACGGGGCAGTGTCCGTCTACGGGCCGTACGCCACGCAGGGAGCGGCCAGCACCGCCATTTCGCGCGAGCGTGGCGACTACTGGAATCGTGGCAAGGAAGTTGCCGGGTATGTCGAGTGCCTTTCGGGCCCGTGGGAGAGGATCTACTAATGGCTGAGTTCACCCCGTGGCCGAAGACCAAGCGGCTGTTCCGGGATATCACCGTGACCGAGAAGCTAGACGGCACCAACGCCGCTGTGCACGTGGTCGAGAACCCGGAGCTTCCCGGCACCTACGCGGTTTCGGCTCAGTCCCGCAACCGGCTGGTCTACCCCGGTGACGACAACTACGGCTTTGCCGCGTGGGTCGCTGAGAACGCCTCTGCGCTGGCCGAACTACTAGGCCCGGGTCTCCACTTCGGCGAGTGGTGGGGGAGGGGCATTCAGCGCGGCTACGGGCTTGCTGAGCGCCGTTTCTCGCTGTTCAACACGGACGTGCACCGGCACACCTACGGGGACCTTGGCGGAGTGATCGTGACCGCCGTTCCCGTGCTGTATCAGGGGACGTTCAGCGAAGCCCGCATCCGGTCGGCACTCGGCAGGCTCCAACTCTGCGGGTCGGTGGCTGCCGCTGGGTTCATGAACCCGGAGGGTGTGTGCGTCTGGCACTCGCAGACCCGGCAGGTTCTCAAGGTCACGCTGGACAGCAACGACGCCGGTAAGTGGGAGACCGCCCGCTAGCACCTACCAGAGCTGGTAGGTGACTCAACTACGCTTCCCCGCCCTGGAATTCGCCAGGGCGGGGCTCACCCATGCCCCGAAAGAGGTACGCATGTCCGGTGTTAACGCAATGCTCGCTGAGGCCAAGCGCTGGGTTGACCAGGGTTTCGTAGAGGGACCCGGCAACAACGAGACCCCGTTTGGCGCGTGGTACCACGACCAGTACGAGCCGTGGTGTGACCAGTTCGCGTCGTACGTGGGCGAGGCTTCCGGCAATGCTGACGTGGTCGGCCACTTCGAGTACTGCCCCAGTCACGTGGATTGGTTCCGCCAGCGTGGCCAGTGGGGTGATTCCCCGCAGGTTGGTGCGCTGGTCTTCTATTCGTGGGGGCAGAACGGCGTAGCCGATCACGTCGGTATCGTCGTCTCTTTCGATGACGGGTTCATCAACACCTATGAGGGCAACACCTCTTCCGGCGACGCGGGTAGCCAGGCTAACGGCGGTGGCGCCTACGCCCGTACGCGGCCCCGTAGCGGCCTGATCCTGGGCTATGGCTACCCGGCCTACTCCGGCGACAGTTCGCCCGCTCCTGCCCCCGCTCCGGCCCCGCAGAGCGCCTACGGTCCGCCGTTCCCGGGGGAGTACCTGCGGGTGCAGTCCCCGATGCAGCATGACGGGAATGTGGAGACGTGGCAGGCGCGCATGCATGAGCGGGGCTGGTCGATCACCGTTGACGGTTGGTTCGGCAATGAGTCCGCCACCGTGGCGCGTAACTTCCAGCTCGATTCCAGCGCGCACGGGTGGCCGCTCTCCGCTGACGGTGTGGTTGGTCCGGCCACGTGGTCCGCAGCGTGGAACCGGCCCGTTTCGTAGGCCGGGAATTCCTTGCTCTCTACCAAGGCCAGTAGATCACCAACTCACGCAGGAGAGAGCATGAGCATGCGAATCAAGGCCACCGAAGCACAGGTAATGTCCACGCTGCGGGCGGTGGTCGCTGAGCGTCCGGGGTACGTCTACAACGCCCCGGAGCACATGCGGACTGAGGACAACGGCAACGAGTGCTTCTATGTCCACGTGGACCGCCACGGGGGGCGCCCGGAAGCCGGTTGCCTGATTGGCGCGGTGCTGAGCCGACTTGGCGTTCCGCTCGCAGAGTTGGCCAAGTGGGAGCACTTCGGCGTGTCCGTCATGGCCGGTGCTGTGGTGGAAGCGTCCGTGGACGTGGTCAGCGTGCTGGCCATTGCACAGGATCGGCAGGACAACGGCGCCACGTGGGCAAAGGCTCTCGCTGCTGCTGAGCACGGCGCTCCGGCTGGTATTCGCGTCTGACCCGAAAGCCCCTGACTACTCCGGTAGTTGGGGGCTTTCTGCATTCCCGGGGCCGGGAATTGCCTGCTCTCTAGAAAGTCCAGAGACACGGTGAAGCGGTCCGGGCCGGTGAGAGAAACCCCCGGGCCGCTTCGGCAAACAAAAGGAGAGCGCCAATGGCGATGCGTATTTTCGAGACCGACCCTGAGGCCAAGCCGAAGCCCCGTTTTACGGATGACACGGTGGGCCGGTTCCACTCCGGCCGCTCCGTCAACAACGTGCCTGAGTCGCTTTCGGAGTGGCGCATCACGACCGGCGACCCTGAGGTTTCGGCGGCAGTCGCTCAGCTCTTCGGCGGCACGCCGGAAGAGACCGACAGCACCTCTGAGAACTACATTGAGGTTCTGTCCGACGCGAACAAGGTTCTCATCGTCCTTGACGGCCCCGGGGCCATCACCTCGGACATGAAGCTCTGGAACCGCTCTCAGCTCGTCCACCACTGTGACGGGGTCGAGTTCCTGAGCCCGGAGACCGACGCTGGCCGCCCCTGCGGTTGCCCGGCCCTGTTTGCGGAGCGCAAGGCAGCCGCTAAGGCGTTCCGGGGTCCGTCCCCCAGCATCAACATTCAGTTCCGGCTTGCCGACGACTACGACCTTGGCCTGTTCCGCTTCCAGTCCGGCGCTTGGACGCTCGCTGAGGTGCTGCACGAGGTAGAGAACGCCCTTGCGCGCGTTCAGGGTGAGGCGCTGGCCGAACTGTCCCTTGAGCTGGTCGAGTACACCACCAAGGCCGGTCGGAACGTCTCCTACCGCAAGCCCGTGGTCAAGGTGCTCAAGTCCTACGCGGACGCGATTGCCGACCCCCGCTAACTCGCTGAACTGCCAACCCACAGACCCGACTTAGGAGAGAACAACCATGGCGCTCTACCACGTGTTCCGCACCGACGCGACCGACGAGAACGAGTATGACGCGTTCGTGGTCCGGGCCAAGGGCCGCAAGCAGGCTCTTGCCCTGATCACCAAGGGTCCGGCCGATCAGCCGTTCCAGGGCGTCAAGGCCGACGGCTCCAACGTCAGCGTGGTGCGAATCCAGGACACCCGCGACACGGACAACCGCGTCATCGTGGCGTCGTTCTTCGGCGCGTAATGCCCGACAGCGAGAAGCGCGAGCACATGCGAACTGTCTTGCGCGGCACAGAAGATGAGGCGATCCGGGGTCCGCTGTGGGAGTGGGCCCCGGAGTGGCGGCTAGCCGTAATCCATGAGCGGCGACGCCGGTTCGGCTGGGATGACGACGAAGGGCTTGGGAATGGCTAAGGCAGTAAAGACCAGCAAAGAGGTTGTGACGGTCACCGAGACTGTCACGCTGACGCTGTCCATCCGGGAGGCTGAGTTCCTTGCCACCGTGATGCTCAAGATTGGCGGCAGCGAGACCAACAGTCCCCGCAAGCACCAGGCCGCCATTGCCGAAGCTCTGGCACGCGCGCAGATCAGCGCGGGCATGTTCACTGCCGCGCGGCACGCGTACGCGCTCATGACCGGTGCCGGTATCAACTTCGAGACGTTCCCGGCCACTTGGACGGAGTCCGACCGTGGCTAAGCGCGGCACCGTAACCGACTACGCCGGAGAGGAGCTGTACCGGGGTGACATGGTCGCCTACGCGGTGCGGCAGGGCAACCGGGTCCGCATGTCGGATGCGCTAGTCCTCAAGGTCACTGCGGTACTTGAGGGCGGCAGGCTTCGGCCCATGCTGCACGTGCAGCCCACTGGCGTGGAGAGCGGGTTCACTAAGCGTCGGTCCCTGCGGACTGAGTGGATCAGCGCTGAGCACGTGCGGCTAGTCGCTTCGCAGGTGGCCAGCAGAGACGAGTAAGAGCCAAGGGCCGGACCGTACCTAGATGGTGCTGTCCGGCCCTTTCGCGTCGGCACCTACCAGAGCTGGTAGGTGAAAGGTGGTCAGGTGGTGGTCTATATCGCGCTCGGCAGTGCGCTGGCGATAGGCGACGTACGGCAGTTGGGCGCTGGGGATGTGGTCTACGTCCATGGCAGCGCAGTGCGGCGGCAGGACATTGGGCGGTATTGGGATGCGCTTCGCGTGGCTTGGGCCCGTGGCGCTGAAATTAGGTGGGTTTGATGAGCTTCCCGAACTTCGTTCTTGAGGTGTTCGCCGTTATTGGCGGGTACCACGCGGGCCGCACGGTTGCCCGGTGGTTCTTCCGTGGCTAAGTGCGAGCTATGCGGGCGCGAGAAGCCCGCTGAGGCGTTCCTAGCGGGCAAGGCACGCAAGCCCTCCCGTGCGTGCGCAAGCTGCCGGAACAAGCGCCGTGCGGCTCATATCAAGAGCTATTACCGGTCGTTGCCCCCGGACAAGCGGCACACTCTGACGCACAAGCGGCGAGCCGACGAATACGGCGTTGAGCATGTCGAGTACTCGCGTACCGCGATCCTGGCGCGCTGGTCTCACCGCTGTGCCTACTGCAACGCGCGAGCGGTCCACCTAGACCACGTGGAGCCGCTGTCACGCGGTGGTGCGGACGTTGAATCCAACATCGTTCCCGCGTGTGCGACGTGCAACCTGTCCAAGGGTGCCAAGACGCTGGCCGAATGGGTCCTAGGTAACTCTCAGTGAAAATCGGCCCGAGGCCGGCATCGGGTGTAACGGGTCAAAAACGGACATAGAGGCTCCCGCGGGGACGACAGAGAGTGACGGGAATTCCTTGCTCTCAAGAGAGGCCAGAGAGAGGAAAACCCATGAAATTTGCTGACGTGCTTACCCGCTTCGCCGACGTGACCGAAGAGGCGGACGGGGGGTATCTGGCGCTGTGCCCCGCACACACAGACTCCCGTCCGTCCCTCCGCATCTGGCGCGGTGACGATCTCAAAGTGCGGCTAACATGCCGTGCCGGTTGCTCAACTGACCAGGTGATTGCCGCCGTTGGGTTTGAGTGGGCAGCGCTGTTCAATGCCACGGGGGAGGGGCTGACCGTCCCCAAGGAACCCCGTTCGCTGGTGGGTCCGGGGCACACTGCCGCGCTGGCCATGTACGTGGACCGGGCGGCTGAGTGGCTGCACGACCCCACGTCGCAGGTTGGCGCTGACGCGCTGGTCTACGCCGCTGAGCGGTTCGGCCTTGACGCTGACGTTGCCCGGGATCAATCCCTTGGGGCCGACGACGGTTTCAGTATTCGCAACTTCGGTTACCGCTCAAGGGCGTTCACCCGTTTTCCCCGGCTCACGGTCCCGCTCATGGACTTCCGTGGCGTGGTCCGTGGCTTGCAGGGTCGAGACCTCAGCGGGCAGTGCCCGGGACGGTGGGTTGGGCTGAGCAACCCTGACGGGGCTAGGTGGTCCCCCTACGGCGTTTTCAGGGGGCAGGGGTCCTACGGGGTCACCCTGGTTACGGAAGGCCCGGGGGACGCGCTCACAGCGGTTTCTGTGGGCTATGACGCCGTGGCCATCCGGGGCGCGTCGCTCGCCGGTTCCCCTGAACTGATCACCGAACTTGCCGCCGGTCTCAAGGGTTCTCAGGTGGTCGTAGCAGGCGACAACGACACGGCGGGGCAGGGCTTCACGCGTCGTCTCGCTGACGGTCTCGCAGAGCACGGCGTCCGGGTGTTCACGCTGGCCATTCCTCACGCGGGGGACGACCTGACGGATTGGCGCATGCGGGACAAGCGGGCGTTCCCTGCGCTGCTGCATGCTGCGGTCAAGTCGGCTCGCCCGGTTGGGGACTCGGACGAAGCGGCGGCGCAGGCCGTTTCCGCTGAGATGACCGACCGAACCGGCGCAGACGTGGTCAGCCGTGACCAGGGCAAGGAAGCTGCACGCGTTCTCGCCGGTCTCATTGAGCGGTACGGCGAGAGTGACGCCATGAACGCTCACGCGCTGGTCGCCTGGTCTGAGGGACGCGTCAAGTTCGCTGCGGGGCTGGGGTTTTACGTGTGGAACGGCCGTGTCTGGGAGCGCTCAGAGGTAAAGGTCCGGCAGGAAATCCACCGCATGGGCGCGGCGCTTGTGCTCGCTGGCGAGACGCAGAAAGCCCGGGGGTTCACCATGACCAGCCGGATTGATGCCCTCATGACCGAGCTTCGCAGCGTGCCGACTGTCCACGTGGACGCTGCCGATTTCGACGCTCGCCCGGACCTCTTGAGCTTCCGCAACGGCACCGTGGACTTGCGCACAGGCACGCTCCGGCCGCACAGCAAGGCGGACATGGTGACCTACTGCCTTGAGCTGGACTACCGGGCTGACGCCACCTGCCCCCGCTGGGAGTCGTTCCTTACGGAGATTTTCCCGGGCAACCCCGAACTGCCGGACTACATGCGCCGGTTGGTCGGCTACGGCATCACTGGCCACGTGGCTGAGCAGTGCTTTGCCGTGCTGTGGGGCAAGGGTGCCAACGGCAAGAGCGTGCTGACCGACACCCTTACGGCGGTCTTCCGGTCGGTTTCCAAGACAACCCCGTTCGCCACCTTTGAGGAAAAGGCGTCCGGCGGAATCCCCAACGACGTTGCGGCGCTGCGAGGTTCGCGCCTGGTCATGGCCGCTGAGGGTGAGTCAGGTAAGCCCATGAGTGAAGCCGTGCTCAAGCGGGTGACCGGAAAAGACATGATTGCCGCCCGGTTCCTGCGGCAAGAGTTCTTTGAGTTCAAGCCGAGCTTTTTGCTCATGCTGGCCACCAACCACAAGCCCAAGTTCAGGGGTCAGGACGAGGGTCTGTGGCGACGCGTGAAGATGATCCCGTTCAAGCGCTGGTTTGCCCCGCATGAGCGTGACCACAAGCTTGACGCCAAGCTGTTGGCTGAGTCTGAGGGCATTGCCGCGTGGGCCGTGCGTGGCGCTGTCGAGTGGTTCAGCGGCGGGCTCAACGATCCGGCGGTCGTTCAGCAGGCAGGCAAGGAATACCGCGAGACCAGCGATGCACTCGCCGGTTTCTTCCCGGGCGTGCTTGAGCCATGCCCGGATGAGTGCGAGATGAACGGCACGGACGCGTTTAACGTCTATCTCGAATGGTGCGAAGCGGAGAACCTGCCAAGCCGGGAGCGGTGGACGCGCCGGAGCTTCTATGACGCCATGGAAGAGCGCGGAGTGACGCGCCGGAAGACCCGAACCGGGATTGCCCTCATGGGCGTGCGTGATGCGGCCAAGAGCCCTGCCGCCGTGGGTCCGGGCATTTTCGCGAAGTAGGCATCCGTTTGGGCGGACCACTTACCAGCTCTGGTAGGTGGTCCGCCCGCATGTGAGGAGAGAACACGTGCAGCAGTACCGCCACACTATTGCCGGAGAAACGGTCACGGTCTTTGTTCCTGAGGACCGGGAAGACCTGTTGGTGTTCCTTGACTGGGCTAAGCACAGTGCCCAAGCGGGCCCGCTGGCGCTCGACACCGAAACGACCGGGCTCGACATATTCGCCGACCACTACCGGCTGCGGACGGTTCAGTTCGGCACCCGTGACACGGCGTTCGTCATTCACTGGGAGCGGGGCGGGCTCTTCCAAGAGGCTGCCTTGACCGTGCTCCGCAACGCGCATCGGTTCCTGATCCACAACGCAGCCTTTGACTGGTTGGTGTTGGACCGGCACGCCGGTATCCCGCTCGAATCGCTCGCACCCCGCACCATAGACACGAAGATCCTGGCTAGCCTGGTGGACCCCCGCCAAGCCATGGAAGGCGGCATAGGGACGGGCCTCAAGCCCCTCAGCGCGTACTACCTTGACCCGTCGGCCCCGGACACGCAGGGGGACCTTACGGCGGTCTTTCGGTCGCTCAAGCTGACCAAGGAAACCGGGTGGGCCGGTATCCCGCTGAATCACCCAATCTACAATCTCTACGCGGGACTTGACGTCATCCTCGGCTCGCGCATCGCGCCCGTGCTGGTCGCTGAGCTTGACCGTCTAGGCGTGCGTGACGCGCTCCGGCAGTACGAACACGAGATAGCCCGGCTGTGCACCGTGATGCAGCGCAAGGGCATGGTGCTTGACGTGGAGTTCACGCGCGAGCTTGACGCCACCCTTGCCGCCGAAGCCGAAGAGTTCGCCGGAGTGGCCGCGCGGTACGGGGTCGAGAACGTCAACTCCACCAAGATGATTGCCGAAGCGCTGCAAGGCATGGGGGAGGAGCTTCGCGAGAAGACCGCCAGCGGTGCTGTCAAGGTGGACAAGGCGGTGTTGCTCCGGCTCGCTGACCGGGACTTGCAGTGGAACCCGCTTGGGGTCCGCACGCCCAACCCGCTGGCCATGGCGGTACTGCGGAGCAAGCGCGCGGGAAAGTGGCGAACTGCCTACGCTGCCACGTTCCTTGAGACCGTGGACTCTGACGGACGCGTGCACCCGTTCATTAACTCCCTGCAAGCCCGCACGGGCCGTATGAGCATCACCCGCCCTGCCTTGCAGACTCTGCCCAGCAGTGACCAGATGATCCGGCGCTGTCTGCTGGCAGATGAGGGACACGTCATGGTGTCCACTGACTTTGCAGCCGTGGAAATGCGCGTGTTGGCCGCATTGGCGGACGTAAAGCGAATGAAGGAAGCCATTCGCGCGGGGGAAGACCTTCACGACTTCACGGCCCGTCTGGTATTCGGCCCGAATTTCACCAAGGCACACCGAAAGCTCGCCAAGGGAATTGGCTTCGGCAAGGTCTACGGGGGAGGGGCTGCCACGATTCAGCGGCAGACCGGCGCCCCCATGGCTGAGGTGCAGCAGGCGCTTGCCGCGTATGACCGGGTCTACCCGGAAATCAAGCGAGCGTCTAGCCGCTGGCAGCGTGAGGCGTTCCAGACGGGCATGGTGCACGTTTCGGCCACCGGTCGCCGGTTGCCACTCGACCGTGACCGCACGTACGCCGTTGTTAACTACGCGTGTCAGTCGGCTGCCCGTGACGTGTTGGGGCAGGCCATGCTCAACATGGAAGAGGCGGGCCTACTCGACTACATGCGGTTGCCAATCCATGACGAAGTGCTGGCGTCCGTTCCGGCTGCCGACGCTAGCGAAATTGCCGCTGCTATCGAGCGGTGCATGACGTTTGACCTGTTTGACGTGCCCATTGCCGCCGAAGCGGAGATAGGTCTCCGGTCGTGGGGGAGTCTCTACGGCGCTGACTACTGAGACCTAGGTCACAGTTTACGGTTCGGGTTGGTCACTCTCTGTTGAGGGGGTGACCACCTACCAGAGCTGGTAGGTGACGGTCATGTAAAGACCTTTCAGTAACTTGCCGGACCGTCAGAAACGTGACGTTAGGTCGTCTACCCGTGTAGTTCAAGGTGTGACGGGCGGGTAACGATCGCTGACCCGTCATACCTAAGGCGTAGCCCGGCCCCCCGCCTTGGATTCGAAAGATAACTGTTGACTCCCTGACGGAACGTCAGGTGATCAACCCCGTTGATCACGTCTCACTAGCGGCGTACGTTCAGCGCAGCAACGGCGAACGGCAAGCGCAGCCCCGTCTAGCGACTCCCCTAGGCGGGGCTTGTCCGTGTCGTTCATGGCCTGTTTTGGCATGTCCGCATGCCCGCTCCGTCTCGGGAATTCCTTGCTCTCTACATGAGCCAGAGACCCGAACAGGACGGAAAACAGACATGATCGACCTCACCGCAGAGCAGATTTCCGCCGCTAAGGCCAACGATCTGACGGCAGTCACGGCAGTGATTGAGGCCACCGAAGAGCGCGTGATGCAGCTCGCCCGGAAGTACGCGGCGAACGGCGCCTACGTAGATGACGCGCTGGTTGAGGACTTGGCGCAGGTGGGCCGCATAGCCGTCTGGCAGGCCATCGGCCGGTTTGAGGGTAAGGACGTGGCTCAGTTCTTCACGTTCATTGACCGCACCCTGAACGGGGCGCTGAGCGACGAACGGCGCACCCTCACCCGGTCGGGCGTCTCGCCTCAGGCGGTCAAGGACTTTGAGACCGCGCTCACCGTGGCCGCTGGCGACCCGTACGAAGCTCAGAGGCTGGTCTGCACGGCCGATGTGATGGGGGCCCGCAAGATGAGCCCGGAGCTTGCCTATGCGGCCCGTATGGCGTGGCAGGGGGCAACGTCGATTGACCACCAGTTCCACTCTCCCAAGGGGAGCGGCTACCGCGAGGGAAACCCGGAGTCTGACAAGGCGATGACCCCGGCGCAATTCCTGGTCAGCGAGATTGGCATCCCGGAAGACCTGTTGACCACGGCAGACGTTGTGTCGGCCCGTCAGCGCGAGGTGCGCAAGACCGTTCACGCCACACTGGACAAGCTGAGTGACCGCATGTCCGGCGTGCTGCGGCGCGACTACGGATTCCGGGACGTCCCTCACTACACGGACGGCACCAAGGCCAGCGTGGGCAGCGCCGATGAGGAAATGGCGGCTGACATGGGCGTCACGGTCTACCAGTTGCAGCAGGCGCGCACCAAGGGCAAGGCGCGTTTCCGTGAGCTGTACCTCAAGGGTGCGAACGCGTAATTACCGGCGACTTTCTAAGGGGAGAGAAATGCAGTTCACCACCAAAGACGGCGGCTCGGTCGAGATCACGCGAATTGCGGGAATGCACGACGTGCACGTGAGGAATTCGGCGGGGGAGTCGATTGCCACCGTGCGCATGACGGACCCTGAGGCCATGACCCTGGTCTACGAAATCCAGCACGGCCACAAGTGATTGTCAGACCGGGGCTATAGGTTGGAAGTGCCCAGCCTTTGGCCCCGGTCTGCTTTGCCCTGCCCACCCAAAAATGATCAGCAATTGTCAGACCCTCCGTGTAGGGTCAAAGGAGAGGCCATGTTCAGCGTGCAGCGCGAGACCAAAGCAACCCTTGCCGCCAAGAACGGGGGCCGGGTGGTTGCCTGGTACAACGACAAGGAAACCGGTGCTGTCAGCATCGCCGTACCGGGCGACCGGGCCAAGCTGACGCCCGTTGAGGCACGCAACCTTGCCGCGTGGCTACTTGAGGCTGCCAGCACGCTTGAGAGCCCCGTGCGGACCCTGAACGACGTTCGCCGCGCTGAGGGACTGCCGCCGCTCGGGAGTCGCTGGTAGTCCTGCCGTGACCGAGTAGGCCGCAAGGATGAGGGGGCCACTTACCAGAGCTGGTAGGTGGTCCCATCCCGTCACTGAAGTGGAGATACTTTGACTGTGGAGTCCATCGAATGGGACGACGAAGACCCGCCCGCAGTACGCACGTTGGGCAGGTGGCGCCGGTTCGTCGTGGTGCTGGTCGCAACGGTGCTGATCGGCCTAGGGCTCAGTGCGTGCGACCCGGGCAAGCCGTGCAAGCGGTACGCCCAAACCATCACATGGATGCCGGTGTTCAACGGGAAGACAACCACGCTGCATCCGGTGTTTTCGTCAACGTGCGTGGAGCAAGGCTGAGTTGAGGATGGCCCCCGCTTCGGTGGGGGCTTTCTTCGTAGAACCACCTACCAGAGCTGGTAGGTGCTGTGCTACGTTCCTCTCAACACCGAACGAGAGGGAAACGACATGAGCAAGCTTGCAGCCCGGTACACCTGCGGCTACCACGGCCTGACCTGCGACTTTGCACCGAAGACCGTTCACAAGTTCGTTCCGGCCCCGCCCCGGTTCGTGCCGGTTGAGCACAAGATCTACCGGGACGGTGTCCACGTGGCGTCCAACTGGTACGTCTACGACAACACTGAGCGGCGCACCTACACCAACAGCGCGTTCGGTACCGAAGAGCGGGCGCAGCAGCGCTGTGACGACAACGCGAAGTTCTGGAACTGACGGGTAGCTGAGTTGGCCCCCGCTCCGGCGGGGGCTTTCTCTGAGGGGAGCGAAGTTGAGCGGCATGTATGACCCGGAGACTGAGGCTGAGGGGTTCCAGGCGTTCCGGGCGTTTCGGCTTCACACGGACTGCGTCACGTGCCGCACTGGTCGCTGTGAGGAGTGGGGCAGGCTGTCTGAGGCAGTGAGGAAAGCCGTACGCCTAGCGCTCACCCCGTATCGGATCACGTGGGAGGGGGGCGAGCGTGGCGCGTGGGATGAGAGCACTGCCCGCGCTATGGCGCATCGGCACCGTGGTACGATCACCAGGACCCCAGTAGCGGGGCAGACCGGAGGGAGCGCGAGAATGATTGTGCACACGGAAATCCTCGGGAGCGTCGGTCGCGTGTGGCTGACGGAAGAGTCTGACGGAAAGTGGCTGAACATCGGGGCCGAGACTGAGGGTGGCCTTAAGAAAGTCATCCGGCTACGGGAGAGTGACGCGCGCTGGCTCCGGGCATCGCTCAAGGACATGGATCGTCAGTTCGACAGCGAGTAACGGCACCACCAGGGACCACCTACCAGAGCTGGTAGGTGGTCCTTTTTGTGTGGTGAAAAGGTTACTTAGACAAACTAAAGACAACGTTTTGTTCGTGTCCATGCCGTACAGTGCGCCCTGATGTGTCCGTATTGATGCTGTTCGGGCACATAAGATCATCTTTGAGGAGTGGATACGAAATGCACTGTTACGAGCGTCCAACCGTGACCATCGGCTTGGACGTGGCAACCCTGTGCCCGGACGAGACCCGTCCGACGCAATGGGAGTGGACGCCGTGCCGACAGGTACAGCCTGTGCAGGAGTACGTCTACACGCCAGAAGAGCTCTGCCGGGTCATGAGGCACTACGGCGAGCTTGTCAGCATGGAACTACGCCCGACTAGCTACCCCCGGTTCCGCCTGATCGCGCGAGGAAACTTCACCGGCCGCCCGCTGGCTACGGGGGAGTGGGTGTGGAACGCCAACTGTGGGAAGTACGAACCGCACGGGGAACTGTGGCTCACCATCCCGCCCGTGCACGAGTGGCCCGAGGAGGTGTTGCGGGCGCAGTCGGCACGGAGCGGCCAGAAGATCGAGCCGTGTAAGGGCTGTGTAGCGACGTAGCGCGCCACCCCGGCCCAACCGTCCACCCCTGCCGCCACAGGGCGTGTACGGGCCCGCTGGCGCCCCTGTAGGGCCGTTGGGGGGTCGTAACCCACTTGGGTGATTGCGTAGACGTGGCCGGATTCGTGCTCCTACCATGTGCAGTACCACCAGTGCTGCGGGTGATCTTGACGGCCCGTCAGCTCTGGGGGATCAACTACACAGACCTCAAGGGGACCGCATGCCACTGCCAGTGGTGAGGCGGAGAAGGCCACTTGACCCGGACGCTTCGGCGGCTGGTCAAGTGGATTCTCCGAGTAGTAGCCAGAATCCCGAACGACCGGCCGCCATTTCCGTGCCCGCGCGACGGCGCGACAAGGCCACCCCCGAAGCCTTCAAAGCCATGCGCGCTGACTACCTCAAGGGTGAGGCGGAGCGGCGGGCCAGGGGCTACCGCTACGTGTGCCCGGCGTGCAGCCACTCCCACCCGGTGGGGGAGGAGGTGCAGGAGCGTGACGCAGCCTGAGCCTGAGTGCCCGTCGTGCGGGTGGTTGGACGCCCTAGCGGCGCGCCTGGTGGCCCCCGATGGGGAGTACCGGGATGAGTCGGCCCTTGCGGACGTAAGGGTGTTGCGCAAGCGGCACGAACCGGAGTGCTCGAACCCGCGCGGGGGTGCCGAGTGAGCGACCCCGACGGCCCGGAGTACCTGGCTCCCGCGTGGACGTATGCCTTGGGTGGCCCTAGTCCAGAGCCGGACGACCAGGACGACCAGCCCGACCCGGCCCCGGAGTTGGAGCCCGTGCCGGAGTCCGACACCATGCGACGACTGCGGGAGCAGATGGCCCGCTTCCGGCACCAGCACTAGGAGAGACGACACCATGCCCGTGAACCACAACCGCTCGCAGGTCGGCTACTTCGACGCCCACCCGCCCCGGGACGCGTACGCCAAGGCCGCTGAGCCCGCGACGGAGACCACCGAGCCCGAGCCCGCCGAGCCGGAGCAGGAGACTGCGTGACCATACCGGCGCCGTGCCCCAAGTGCGGCGGTACAAAGGTGCAGTTGGGGATGAAGGTCGTCCTGCGGACCAATCCTGACGGAACGCAGGTGCCGGACACCGAACCCACGACGGAGACCTGTTCCGGCTGTGGCGGTACGGGATTCAGCGGGCACCTGTTCGTCATGTAGGACCCCCGAAACGGCCCCGTCCGTGCGTCGTCCCCCGTGGCGCATGGGCGGGGCTTTCGCGTGGGATGCTCCCGGCATGAACCTTGAGCCCGGAACCGTTGTCAGATGGCATTTCCGCTTTGGCGGTCAGACAAGCGTGGTGGTCCCTCTGAGGGTCGTTCAGGAGACCGCAGAGGGTCTTTACCTCTGGGTGGCCGGTAACTCGCCAGCGTGGCGCGCAGAGCTTCCCAAGGGGGTGCATCTGCGGGACATAGACCCTGCCGACCGGCCGCCCGGCGGCTACCCGTTGAAGCCGGGGACTTGGTTCCCCGACAGCGCGCTGATCTACCAACCGCACGGGGTTGGGGGAGTGGACCACGCGGTGTGGTGGCGGTTCGACCTAGAGCACCGGTTTACGGGCTGGTACGTGAACCTTGAGCACCGAACGCGAATCGGCGCGGATATCCACGTGGCCGACCTTGAACTAGACCTGACTGTCCGGCCGGATGGGGCGTGGGAATGGAAGGACGAAGCCTCGTTCATTGCCAAGACCGGCCACCCTACGTATTGGACGACCGAACAGGCTGCCGCAATCCGGGCGGAAGGTGAGCGGCTGGTCAAGCTCGCAACGGAGCGGGCGTTCCCGTTCGATGGCTCCCGCACCGACTTCCGGCCCCCGGCTGAGTGGATCGTCCCAAACCTGCCCGCGCACCCCGGTATGGGCAGCCGGACATGACGAAGCCCCGCTCACTCCACTGTGGGCGGGGCTTTCTGCTGGGCTAAGCGCACTGCGGGCACTGGCACGGGGGCCACGCCTGCCGGTTCATGTCGAACGGCTCAGCGGTCACGCCGGAATGCTCGCGTATCTCCGTGTGCGCGTACTGCTGGCCGGTCTCGCTGATCTGGTAGGTACGAATGGTGATGCCGGGCAAACCGCTGTCATCCCTCCGGTTGAATGTTGTACATGGGCCAACCGGCGATCAGCCGGAGGCATTCCCGCTGGCCGGATACAGGTAGAGGAATACCGCCCACCCGCGTCCCCATTTGCGCAGTCCTACGCGCTCCGGCCGACCCATATTGGTGAGGGTGCGGGCCATGTCCCGGAGCTGGTCGATTGCCTCACGCCGGGACAGGCACCCGGTCACGCGTCGTACCTCGTTCATGGCTTCCACGCTAGGGCGTGTGCCCGCTGAGCACGTCCTACCAGGGGCTGAACGGGGTCACAGTCGGGTGTCGTCGATGATCACAATGGGGCGTCCTTGCAGGTCAACGCCCATCGTGTGGGTGGGTTGACTTCGCAAGTAACCTTTGAGTTACTTACTGAAGGGGACTACGCTTCCCACCATGGCGACACCAGGGGCGATCAGGGGCATGAACACACACGCGGCAGTCTATACGCGGCAGTCTGAGGGCCGGGAAAACCAGTCGGAAGCTTCCACCGAAGACCAGCGGGACCGGTCGGAAGACCGCGCGAGAACTCTTGGCGCGACCAGCATCACCAAATACGACGAAGAGCTAGGCACGTCGGCCTACGGCGGCAAGGCTCGCCCGGTATTTGAGCAGATGCTCACCGACTGCCGCGCCGGTCGAATCAACATGATCGTTGTGTACTACATCAGCCGCTTTTCGCGCGTTGACCCGCTAGACGCTATCCCCGTCGTCTCGGAGTTGCTGAACCTTGGCGTAACCATCGTGAGCGTGAATGAGGGGCAGTTCCGCAAGGGCAACCTTATGGACCTCATTCACCTGATCATGCGCCTTGACGCTGCTCACCAGGAAAGCCGAAACAAGAGCGTTGCCGTTACCGGCGCAAAGAAGATGGCCCGGGAATTGGGCGGCTACACGGGCGGAAAAGCACCCTACGGGTTCAAGCTGGAACCGCACACCGTCACCCGCGAGAACGGGCGGCCAATCGTTATCCAGAAGCTCGCCATTGAGGAATCCGAAGCGGCTGTTATCCGGCAGATCACTGCCGAAATCGTCGCGCAGCGCCCCGGGGAGGGCGGATGGTTCGGCAGTGACGGAGCATCCGTTACCGGCATTGCAGCCAAGTTGGACGCCCAAGGAATCCCGACGCGTGGGCAGACGGTAGGAAAGAAGTTCAGCGAAAGCCGGTGGGCGGCTCAAATGCTCCGCCGTGTGCTTAAGGACCCCCGCACCGCTGGCTACGGGGCAGAGCCGCAATACAGCACCCGCAAGGACGGGAAGCCGGGAACGACCGTCACCGGGTACAAGCTAGTGCGCGACCCGGACACCATGATGCCGGTCATGATGCACCCTGAGATCATCCCGCCGGAGCAATGGCACGCAGTCCAGGCGTGGCTAGAGACGCGCACCCGGACCGGCGAGCGGATCGACCGGGGGCAATCCCTGGTGACCGGTCTTGGCATGGCGTTCTGCGAATGCGGGGCGAGCGTCAAGACTCACGGAATGAAGAGTCGGCACGGCACCCAATACCAGCAATACCGCTGTTCTCGCGTCCACCCGGAACCGGGAAAGCACGCGGGGAACGTGTCGATTTCGCAGACAGCGCTTGACGACTACGTGGCCCGCCGTGTGTTCGCGCTGATTCAGAATGCCGGTGGCGACCCGGACACGCACGACGTGTTGCAGGAAGCGGCACGGCGGTTCGGCAGGACGACTGAACGGCCGGACGTGGCCGCTGAGCGCTCCCGGATAGTGACCGAGCGGGCGGAAGTCGTGGCAGCGCTTGAGGAGCTGTACGACGAACGCGACGCAGGGGGGTTCAGGACGTCCGTAGGCCGCACGAGGTTCCTCCGGTCCGAACAGACCCTGTCAGACCGCCTGATGGCCGTTGAGGCCCGTCTAGGGGACCTTGACGAAGCGGAGGTTCCGGCGCTCCCGCTGGGGGAGTGGGTCAGGGACGACGACGCAGGGGCGGACCCGATCGGCCCGGGGTCGTGGTGGCACGGTGCCAGCGTGGTGGAGCGGCGCGCGTTCCTGCGGCTGTTCGTTGAGCGCATCACGCTGTACAAGGCACCCCACCAGGGCGGCCAGAAGCGCACGCCGGACGAGATGGCCCGACGCGTTCGGGTCGAGTGGGTACACACCCCGACGGAGGAGTAAAGTAAGGCTTGCCTAACCTAGTTAAGAGGCGGTCACGCAAAGTGGCCGCCTTTTGGCATGTCAGCGGGCAGAGGCGCGAGCTAAAGCCCGGATATTCGCTCTTGGGTGTGACGATGTGACGTTCGGATAGTTGTTTCTGGTATCCCAATGGAAATCCCACAAGCAAACCCAAACCGACCCTCCGTTCGTCACTCCGTCACACAGCCCTAGCGGCGGGCCCTCCCGCTGGGGAATGGCTTGCGCTCTGGGAATTCCTTGCTCTCTAGTATGTCCAGAGGCGGGAGTGCCGCGCACCAACGACTACCGCTTACGGCGGACCGAGCGCCCGCCCACAAAAGACCCCCGCTAGCGATCCCACGTAGACGCTCTCTCCCGTCCGTGGTTCTGAGCGCTAGCGGGCATTTGCCCCTGTAGCTCAGTTGGTAGAGCGCCGATTTCGTAATTCGGATGTGGTGGGTTCGAATCCTGCCAGGGGCCCGCGCGCAGCAGCAAGGTACCGAGGTTCACGCCGGGGTCTGTATCGAAAGCCTTGTACATTTTGCCTGTAGCTCAGTCTGGTTAGAGCTCTCGCCTGATACGCGAGCGGTCACGGGTTCAAATCCCGTCGGGCGAACCAAGCCGGATAGCAACCGGGAAAGCTACGGAAGTCAGCGTAGACAGAATGGCGGATAGCGACCGCATCCAAGTTGCCTGTAGCTCAGCGGTAGAGCAGCCCCCGGGTGGGTTGGCCGTGGGTTCGAATCCCACCAGGCAAACAAAGGGTCGCACCCTTGACGGGAATAAACCGGTGGCCACCGGGATTGCTCCGTCGGTCTCGTAGTTTAAGTGCTGAACTCCACCCTTCAAGGTGGCAGTGCCGGTGCAAACCCGGTCGAGACCCCATGGCGCGTAGCTCAGTCGGCAGAGCAGCGGATTGTTAATCCGTGAGTCGCAGGTTCGATCCCTGCCGCGCCAGCAATGGCCGCTTAGCCCAATTGGCAGAGGCGCGGGCCTTAGGTGCCCGAGGTTCCCGGTTCGAGTCCGGGAGCGGCTACGGAATCAGCAGCGACCCCGTAACGGGCTACGGGTGGCATGCACTCCACCATCCGGCAACTGCCGGGTCTGCTGATAACTTGACCACCTACCAGCTCTGGTAGGTGGTACGCGCGTGAGGGGTGGTCGGCAGTGCGTACTTCCTGCCTTGACTGCCAAGCCGTAGCAACCCACCGTGGGCGCTGTGCGGCTCACCACGCTGCCTATACGGCCCTCCCGACCATCCGGAAGCACCGGAAGCGCCGAGAGGCTATTGCCGCCGGTAACGATGCTGCTGCACGGCTTCGGCGCAAGATGCGCAAGGCCGTAACGGTCATCTGCACCAACTGCCCTAAGCGCGTCTTTGCCAGCGCTGCCGACGTGGACCACATCATCCCGTTGGCCAAGGGCGGTCAGGATATTGACTCGAACGTCCAAATCCTCTGCCGTCCGTGCCATAAGGCCAAGACGCGGGTTGATTTCGACTTTCAGACCCCACCTTTCTAGGGAGCCACTTTGGACACGCCACTATGCCGCTCTTGTGGGGCGGACGCCGTGGTTCAGTGGTCTCGCCGACCTACGCCGGATGAGCTAGCCGCCGCTGTCAAGGTGGAGCAGGACCGGCGCAACCTTGCCGCCCTACTTGCCGACCCGCAGGGACCGGCCCCGATTTACGGCCCTCTGCCTACGGCTGCCGGTACGCTAGTGGCCATTCCCGCGTGCGCTGCCCATGCGATTTCCCGCGATGCTGCGCAGCACGTACATGCTTCGGCGTGCACTGCTCCGCCCGCCTGTAATTGCACGCCTGAGCCGTTGCCGCCTACTCAGCCCATGATCTCTGATTCTGGCGTAGTAATGCCCGTTGGCTGGTAGGTGATAGCCAATGCCGAAAAGGCCCTGCCTGGATTGCGGCAGACTTACCAATAACCCTTCGCGCTGTGACGCGCACCAAACTGCCTACCTTGCATTGCGAGAGCAGCAGCGTGGTAGTTCTACTGCACGTGGTTATGGTGCTAAGTGGAGAGCTATATCTAAGGAAGTACTAGAGAGGCACCGTGCTGTGTATGGCACGTGGTGCAAGGGCTACCAGGTAGCACCTCACTCTAGTAGTGATCTCACTGTGGACCACATCATTCCTAAGGCCAAGGGTGGCACTAGTACTACGGACAATCTCCAAGTGCTGTGCCGACAGTGCAACAGTCGCAAGCGGGACCGGCTGACCGGCACGGGCTGACCAGCGCTGGCCGCAACCCCCTGTAACCCGTGCCGCTCACTGAGCGTGAGTACCAAAACGGACATTAGGGGACGTAGGGGGGCACTTCAATCTTGCCGTCGTCACTCCTTGGGGACCCGGCCCCCATGGAAACGCGCACCGCTGCGAAATTATGACCCGGGGGGTATCCATGGTTGCTGGTCGTCCGCCCGTTCCGGCGGAGCGAAAGCGCAAGCTAGGGAACCCCGGCCAGCGAGCCATGCCCGCCCTTGCCTCTGTGACGCCCCTGGAAGGGGTCCAGACGGCCGCTCCGGCGCACCTTGGACCTGAGGGCCGGACAGCGTGGGAACGCGTCGTAGGCGGCTGTGTGTGGCTCGCCGAAACCGACCACCTGACGCTCAAGCTCGCGTGCGAGAAGATCGACCGCCGCGAGCACTTCGCCCGGCTGCTGGCCGAGAGTGACCCGGTCCTTTTCACAGACAAGGCGTACGCCTACCCAAACCCTCTGGTCGGGATGCTCTCGACCATTGAGAACGAGATTGCCAAGCTGTTTGGTGTCCTTGGGCTCACGCCTGCCGACAGAACCCGAATGGGTGTCGCTGAGGTCAAGGCCAAGAACGCATTTGAAGAGATGCTAGCGCGGCGTCAGAACCGGGAGCAGTAATGCGTATGCTCGGACGTTTTCGGTTCGTTCAGTACTGTTGCCCTGGTCACACTCCACCGTACCCGAGGTGGCGCAAGCGTCGTGCCAAGCGCATGGAAACTCGCGCTTGGAAGGCGGAGATAATCAATGCATGACCCGCGCTGGCTAACCACCGTGCCCGCTGACTATGTTAAGCGTGGCGACGGAGCAGACTTTACGGAATTCGCGCAGCGATTCCTACGGGTCACTAAGGACTCAATCGGCGGTGACGCCGGAACCCTTATCCAGCTCCGCCCGTGGCAGAACAAGCTAATGGGCGAATTGCTCGCCCGTCGTCCGGATGGCCTTTTGCGCCACCGACAGGCACTAATCGGCATGCCCCGAAAGCAGGGTAAGAGCGCGCTAGCCGCTGGCGTGGCGCTATTCGGTCTCGCTTTCGGCCCCCGTGGTGGTGAGGTTTATTCCATCGCTGCGGATAAGGAACAGGCGCGAATTGTTTTCGGCACGGCCAAGCAGATGATTGAGCTTGAGCCGCAATTCGCCGGAATGTTCAAGTGCTACCGGGATGCCATTGAGCTACCGGCGACCGGCAGCGTGTACCGCGTGCTTTCCAGCGAGTCATTTACCAAGGAAGGGCTTAACCCTCACCTGGTGATCGCGGATGAGGTCCACGCACAGCCGACGCGTGAGCTATGGGACGTCATGTCGCTGGCATCCGGCGCCCGCAAGGAACCGCTCATGGTGGGCATCACCACGGCCGGTGTCAAGTCGGACTCGACCGGCGGAGACTCGCTGTGTTACGGCATGTGGCAGTACGGCTGCAAGGTCGCCAGCGGGGAAATCGAAGACCCGGCCTTTTACTTCGCCTGGTGGGGCGTGCCGGATGAGATGGACCACCGCGACCCTGAGACTTGGGCGCTGGCCAACCCCGGACTAGGCGACATTGTGAGCGTTGAGGACTTCCATTCCTCCGTTCTCCGCACCCCCGAATCTGAATTCCGAACCAAGAGACTAAACCAGTGGGTTTCCACGGCGCAAGCCTGGTTGCCCGCCGGAGCATGGGACGCTTGCACCGCTGAGGGTGAGGAAATCCCCGACGGCAGCGAGGTAGTTCTAGGCTTTGATGGCTCTTTCAACAATGACAGCACGGCGCTTGTGGTGGTGCGCTGCCCGACTGACGACAGCGCTCCGCACGTGGACGTTGTGGCAGCGTGGGAAAAGCCCTCAGGCATAGGCAATGACTGGACTGTCCCCATTATCGACGTGGAAGACGAGATCCGGCGCGCGTGCCGCCGCTGGCAGGTCCGGGAAATCGTCTGCGACCCTTACCGCTGGGCCCGCACCTACCAAATCCTTGAGGGTGAGGGTTTGCCGGTGGTCGAGTTTCCCCAGTCTCCCGCGCGCATGATTCCGGCCACCACGCGGTTCTATGAGTCCGTCATGAACAGGACGCTGACGCACTCCGGTGACCAGCGCCTAGCGCGGCATCTCTCCAACTGCATCATCCGTACAGACTCGCGCGGTTCCCGGCTGTCTAAGGACGCCAAGGCTTCCCCGCGCAAAATTGACTTGGCCGTGTCCGCCGTTATGGCGCTCGAACGTGCCTGCCAGGAACCGGAGCGTGAGCCTGAGGCTCAGTTCTGGTCTTGGGCCGACCTATAGCCGCTACCACCTACCAGAGCTGGTAGGTGCCTAAGGAGGGTGCGTGAAGCGCATTAACCTACGCGCCGTCCGGCGGGTCGTGTCCCATGCCGCTGACTTGGCGGGTGTGGCGTTCCTGCTGGCCGTGTGCATTCTCGGCTTCCCGGCCTTTACCGCGCTGTTCGCGCTGGGGCTGGTCTGCCTGGCAGTCGGTTGGGGGCTTGACCGCTAATGAGCCTAATTGGCGCGCTACAGAAGCGCATGTTTGCCCCCTCTGGGGCGGGTGACCCGTGGTCCATCCCGACCAATGGCAGCCTTGCCGCTGTCGGTTCGGCCGGAGTGCCGGTCACGGAAGACACGGCAATGCAGCTGATTGCGGTTGCCGCATGTGTCCGCATCCTCTCTGACGCCGTGTCCGGCCTGCCGTTCGACGCCGTAAAGGCGCAGGGGGAGGTCAGGAAGACCCTTGAGCCACCGCCCGGCATCATCTCCGACCCATTCGGCGGAGCGAACGACACACGGTTCCCTACGCGCCGTCTAGGGCTTTCTCAGGTCATGGTGTCTCTGCTGCTGCGGGGTAACGCCTATCTGCTCGTGCTGGCACGCGACTACCTGAACCGGCCCACCCGTCTGCGGGTGATCCATCCGGACCGGGTCCGCTGTGAGTTCAACGACGCTGGCGAGCGAACCTATGAGATTGACCGTAAGCCGGTCAGCTCCGGTGACGTGGTCCACATTCTAGGTATGACCTACCCGGAGAGCCCGACCGGGATTAGCGTGATCTCCCACGCCCGGCAGTCCATCGGGCTCGGTCTCGCTGCTGAGGAGTTCGGGGCCCGTTTCTTCGGTTCCGGCGCCCACATGACCGGCATTGTTCACGTCCCTGGTGATCTGGATAAGGAACGGGCGCGACAGCTCAAGGAATCGTTCACAGCGTCCCATGGCGGACTCAAGAACGCTCACACGGTCGGTGTGCTTTCGGGGGGTGCTGAATGGAGGCCCATTTCCGTCACGCCTGATGATGCCCAATTCCTGGGTACGCGCGCAGCGCAGAACCTAGACATGGCAACCTTGTTCGGAATCCCGCCTCACATGTTGGGGCAGGTGGACAAAACTACATCGTGGGGAACCGGTATTGAGCAGCAGGGACTTGGGTTCCTCTGCTACACGCTGAGCCCATGGCTTGGCCGGATTGAGGATGCGTGGTCAGCGATGCTGCCCAAGCCTCACACTGCCCGGTTCAACGTTGACGCGCTGCTGAGGACCGACACGGCCGGACGGTATGCCATGTACGGCGCTGCCCGTGCTGCCGCGCTACTGACGACCAACGAGATTCGGGCGCTTGAGAATTACGGCCCGATTGATGGTGGCGACGATATCGCAGCCCCGCTGAACTCGAATGTGAAACCAATGAAGGATACCGGCGCGTCTCCAAGCGCGCCCAAGGCTGACGCTCTGGGGGCGGTGCTGTAATGACAGAACTAGCAAGCAGGGCCGAACGCAAGGGCGTGGTCGAGAAGCGCAGCGTTTCCATTAATGACATGGATTCGCTGATCTCCGTTCCCGACGGCTCCGGCGGTGAAACGCTCAAGTTCCGTGGCTATGCCAGCGTGACCGAAGCGGCCTACGAAATGTCTGACTGGCTAGGCGAATACACGGAGACCATCCGGCGTGGCGCCTTTACCAAGACCCTCGCTGAGGGTGCCGACGTTCCGTTCAAGGTGAACCATGATGGCCTGACGCTCGCCCGGACCAAGTCCGGCACTATGCGGCTCGCTGAGGACTCGACCGGGCTGCACGTCGAAGCGGACCTAGACCCGGCCAACCCGGACGTTCAGGCGCTCCGAAGTGCCATGACCCGTGGCGACGTTGACGAAATGTCGTTCGGCTTCCGCGTGGTCCGTCAGGACTGGTCGCCGGACTACTCGGAGCGCAGCATTACCGAAGTCAACCTAAACAAGGGTGACGTTTCGGTTGTGAACTACGGCGCCAATCCGGCTACCGGTGGCCTTACGTCGCTTCGTGGGCTCGACTCTGCCGACTGGACAGAGGATGAGCTACGCGCGGCCCTAGCCCGCCTTGAGGCCCGCCAACCGGCGGTTCCCGACCTATCCCTGTACGGCGCCCGTCTGCGCGCGCTGAACCTCTAGCACGACCACCTACCAGCTCTGGTAGGTGCCTGCCCGCCCGGCATCACGCCGGAGCCTACGCCGGACCCCAGCAGCACGGGGCACCACCTAGGCCACCACCTGAGTAAGTGGTGGGCATCTGTGGCCAATCCAGATGAGACCTAGGAAGTAATTTCATGGATAAGCGCGCAATGATCGCTGACCTAATCGCCAAGCGGTCCGAGAAGAACGCCGAGCTAAGCAAGCTGGTGGACACTGCTAAGGCAGAGGCCCGCTCGCTGACTGACACTGAGTCCGGCGCGTTCGACACTGCCGAGACTGAGATCCGGGCGCTTGACGCTCGCGTGGCGGAGCTGGATGAGCAGGTTCGGGCGGATGAGGCTGCCGCCGATATGGCCAAGCGGTACGCGTCCGTCAAGGTCACCAGCGAGCCCGCGATTTACCGTTCCGGTGCGGGCGGCAAGTCGTATTTCCGGGACCTACACCTTGCCCGCAACAAGGGTGACCGGGACGCTG